TACATCCATCAACAAATTTATGTCCGCCTTCGCAAATTCAGAAACGACCACTCGATAGTATTCTTCGTGTTCTTCAAGCTCTTTGCGACGTAGAATATCTTCATTAAGGGAGTCGCGAGAAATCTTCATTTGGTCAACTTCTTTTGAGAGTTGAACGAGAAGTTCTTGCTTGACACCCAATTCGTCATACAACTTTTGTTGGAGTTCAGCAATAGTTGCTTTTACTTTTTCTTCCTCTTTATTATATAACAATTTTATTTCATTATCAAGTTTTTCCAGTTGAGCAATTTTGTACTCTGCGGCCACTGCATCAACTGACTGCTTCTGTGTTTCCAGAAGTCTGTCGTACTCTTCCTGTTTTGCAAGAAGAAGCTAATCAATGACATTCACACGTCCTTGAAGTTCGTCGCACATATTGCTTGTGGCAGTACGTGCATCATTAATGGCATTTTCACACAGTTGCCTATGTTCCTACAACCTCTGACGGGCCGCGACAACTTCTGCGTCAATCTCCGCCATCTTCTATGCTTTGGCGTTTTGTATATCTAATTTATATTGTTCGTTATACTTCTACTCAATTTTTTTAGTTTTATTTTTATATATTATAATAAATATAATACATAATATAATTATCATATATTTACACCTCTCCATTATTCTATTAATATTATAGCAGAAAAGTTAGTAAAAATCAAATTTCTTTATAGTGAGAAATTTTAACACGCAAAAAGACCACGGTTTCTCGCGGTCTTTCGTTAATTATTCATCATCATAATCATCATCAAGAGTTATCCATGTTTCCATTCTTGCATAATACTTATCAATATAACTATTACCATTCATAGCTTTGTAATCTTTATAATATTGTTTCAAAGCTTCTCTGCAATGGAGTGGCATTGATTTGGTTCTCTTTCCTTTATGATAGATAACCATAATCTTTTCTCTTAATACGTCTCTTGCGGAGTCTGCCATAATTGACACGTCTTTTTGGAGTTGGGGAATTGCATTTAAATCATCTTCAATACAATCAATTACTTCCTCTTTAATTTCGTGTAAATATCTGTCCCTATCGGCCTTATACTTTTCTTTTGTTTCTAAGTCGTGAGCCAAAAGGATTGCTGGCAACTCTTTTTTTAGCTCTTCATTTATTCTCTTTCTTGCAGCTTCTTCTTGTTGCTATTGAATTTTTTCTCTTTTTCTTTTAAGAGGTCCAAAGAATTTGTTAAATAGCATACATAAGGCAGTAACAGCACTACCAAGAAGCACAATAAAAGATAGAATAGCTGAAGCATTGCTTAACCATTGGTTCATTGGTATATGCCTCCTGCCTGTTTCCTTTCAATTTATAAGTGGGGGTTTGATGCAGTGGAGTAAATATTTTTATGACTTAATTATTCTTAAATCACATATGAAATTTTTCCAATAATATAAAAACATATAATCATATCTAATATTGGTTACTTATTATAAGAAGAATAAGCCGAAAGGCAAGGAGTAAAAGGAGTATATGATATTAAGTATAATTATACCTTACCACAACGAAGGTTAGGAGCATATTAATCCATTATTATAGTCAATTAATGGACAACTTGGAGTTGCTTTTAATAATATTGAAATTATTATTGTAAACGATTGTGAAGAGCAACAAGAATTAAATTTTAATTCTTACACAAATTTATGTAACATTAATTACATTAAATCACAATATTTAAACAATCCAGGGCTATCAAGACAAACAGGATTAGACAAGGCACAAGGCGCTTTTGTTATGTTTTGTGATAGTGATGATATATTGGCATCATATTTTGTACTTAAAGACAGTTTTGATTTTATATCTAAAAATAATGCCGACATATATTGTTTAAATTTTTTAGAAGAATTTTTAAAAGATAATCGCTTTGAATATATTACCAAAGGAACTAATATTACTTGGGTATTTAGTAAAATATATAAAAAAGAATTTTTACAAAGCAACAACATTCGTTTTAGTAAAGAATTATTGTATCATGAGGATACTTATTTTAATGGCTTGTGTGTTGGTTGTAAAGCAAAAATGTTATTAATACCAATAACAGGTTATGTCTGGAAATACAATGAAAAATCTATTACCAGAAAAAATAATCATAAATATACTTATAATTCGTGCGAAGAACATATAAAGGCTGTTGAGTTAGTACAAGATAAATATGATATTAGAAATTTAAAAAATGAAGACACTCAAAGAATTCTTATTTAGTTTTTTGGGTTAATGTATCATAATATACATACAATATTCAAAAATTCCGAATATAGAAATAATATAGAAGCTGCCCTTTCTCGCCTTATTAACAAACATGACCCAAAGCTTTTGTGTTTATCAGAAAAATGGCGTCCAGTTGTTAATATGGGAATATAGCAAAATTTTATACCATATTTTGCACCGTCAGAGCTATTCGAAAACTTTATTTATAGAATTGTTGCAATAAGTAAAGGTGGTGAATAATAATGCGCTTTGCTTATGTAACTTTATTAACCACAGAAGATTATTTTGCCGGTCTTGTTACAATGATTACTTCTTTAAAAGCAACTCAAACAACAGTACCAATTTATTGTATTGTAACACCAAATATTAATGATACAATAATAAATAGTTTAACATCAGAACTTGGTGTCAATATTATTAGAAAAGATACTATATGTTGTCCCAACCATATTGTTGAAAGATTAAACTCATCAGAAAATCATAGAGTACATCATTAGCAAAACACTTTTACCAAATTACATATTTTTGATTTAATTCAATTCGATAAAATCGTTTATTTAGATAGTGATTTATTTATTTATAATTCAATTGATGATTTATTTGCTCGTCCTCATATGTCCGCAGTAATCGATTCTATGTTTTTAGTTAACAATATGACAGATATAGAAGTTATTGGTGATGAATATTTTAAATATTTTAATGCTGGGTTAATGGTTATTGAACCAAATCATCAGATATTTGAAGAATGTTTAGAATTTTTAGAGCATTTACCAAATGATAGATTTTGGGGTGATCAAAACCTGCTCGCTCACATATTTAAAAATTGGAAAAATCAAGCAGAATTAAAACTCCCATTAGAATATAATTGTTTAGTTACTCGTGCCAATGTATATGAATAGCAATATTGGTTTAATCCAAATAATATTAAAGTTTGGCATTTTGTTGACAAAAAACCTTGGAAAATCACCAGTGAAGAATTAAAACAAAAAGTTGGACTTGAAAAAGTTTTGTTTATTAATTATTTACAATTTATGCAACTTATAAAAGAAAACGCACACAAATAAGTGTGCGTTTTTATTTTAATATATATCTTCTATAGTCTTCATCATTTTTCCATCTTGTGTAAGCTATATACTTTGTTTGAAATAAATCTTTCCAATTTTGTAGTTTGTCCAAATCCCAAAACGGTATTACATAAATTTTTATTTTATTTGCCAAACAATACGAAATCTTGCGGCGGTCGTGTTCCTGTTGCTTCATCCACTGCGCCCGTGTCTTAAAAAAGCGAGTATTCATTTTGTAGTGCTGTTCACCATTAAACTCAATTATCACTGGGCCGCCTTCTGCGTAAGGCAAATAAAAATCATATCTAAATTTTCCGCCTTTCAAGTCGGAAAAAGTCTTTTCTCTTTGAAACACAATATGTGCTTCATTTAACAAATCAACAATTTTATCTTCTCCTTTACTCATATAAAAACTTGACCTCCTTTATCTCTCTATAAAAAGTAGAGAAACTGACCAATAATTCTACTTTCTTATGGACAAAAAAGGAACTTATGAAAGCCCCATAAGTCCAAAAATAAAGGAGATTAATATATGAATGTAATTCAACCATTTAGACGAAGAGTTATTATTGAGGCTGTAATCAAAGCAATCTTAATTGGTCTTTTGGTCTTCGCCGTTGCTATGGTTGGAGTTGCAGCAACTTATATTATCACGGATAAGATTTTTATAATCTTCATAGGCGTGCTATTAGCAGTAGCACTCGGAGTTGTAGTTTCAATTCCAGTATTTATACACGTTAAGCGTAAAAAATTACAAGTCTTACAATATAGGCTTGACTCATTAGGACTTGAGGAACGTGTAATAACTATGGCCGAACTTCGCCATGATAAGAGTTATGTAGCTCGTATGCAGCGAGAAGACACCATAAAGGCACTAAACAGCCTTCCAGTAAAAGCCCTAAAAATAAAAAAATCAAAGTTATTGATTTCTTTTGTGGCAATATTGTTAGTGACTACTATGTTATTATTTATATGTGCTACACCAATTCAAGCGGCATTTAGCAACTTTGATAATCAAAGTAATTCTTCCAACAATCTAAATGACGAAGAAATTGTACCTGAGGAAGAAAAAACTTTGGAAGACCAAATAAAAGAGGATTTCAAAGAAATGGAAGATATTATCGAGGACTCTGAAATTCCAGAAGAAGATAAGGAAGAAATCAAAGAAGAGCTTGATAAAACAAAAGAAGAAGTCGATAATATTCTTAAAGACCTTAATAAGTCAGAAGAACAAAAAAGAGACGAAATCAATGATATTATCAAAGACAAACAAAATGACCTTGATAATAAAATAGAACGAGAAGAAAAGTCTCACGACCAAATAGCAGACAATCTAAAAGACAATGACCTAAAAAATAGCGACGATCCAAAAGATAAAGAAATGGGCGAAGCATTAGAAAATTTAGGCCAAGCAATTGAGGATTTAGACAAGGCAGAAACCGAAGAAGAAAAAGAAGCCGCAAAAGACAAGATACAAGAGTCTGTTGATCAACTCGAAAATCTTATAAACGGCAAAGACCCAGAAACCGGGGAAGAAAAGGACAATCTAACTGACGAAGAAAAACAAGAAAACGCAGATAAGGTTGCTAATGAAATTTATAATTCAATCGGTTTGGCTCCTGATACAACAATGAAAGAAACACTAAAAGATTTAGTGAACAATCTTGAAAACGCAACATCAAACGCAAAAGATAAAAACAATGATGAAGACCCAAGTAATGATACTACGGTTGAAGAAGAAATAAAAAATTCTTTTGAGAATGTTGCTGATGGTATCATAGACTCAATTGAAAAGACAGAAACCAAACAGGAAATATCTGACTCAATGACTGATATGAGAGAAGATTTAGTTGGTTCTGATTAGGTTCAATTTGATGATATGATAGATGATGTTAGGGATGAAATATATAATTCTGATCTTGACCCAGACACTAAAGATAAAATAGACAAAGAACTAACAGACCTTGAAAACAAGGTTGATGAAATGATTAAAAATGATGCTACAGATAGTGAAATTAGTGCTGAAATTCAAGGCACCAAAGACAAGATTGACCAAATAATTCAAGATGCTCAAAACCAATATGGTGATCAGTTTAAGCCAGAACAAGAACCGGAATATGATGATTGGTATGATGAAACTCAAGAAGCAATCAAAGACGCAAATCAAGCTGTGCAAGATGGCAACGAAGCTATTCAAAAAGAAAACAATGGCGAAACCACAGATTCAAGTGAAGAATTTGAGGATGCAAAAAACGATTTAGGCTCAGCTTTTGACAAGCTTGAGGATCAACTAAAAAATGAGGGTAATGAATGGCTAAAGGGTGAAGCTCTTAAAGAACAACTTGGAAATATGGCTCAAGACTTTAGAGATACCGCGAACAGTATGCCAGAAGGCGACGCAAAAGACATTTGGAATGATTTAGCTGACGCTTTTGAACAAGCCAAAGACCAAGCCGCGAACGGTCAAGATGAGGAAGCAATAGATACAGCTACTGGAGCCTTAGATAAAGCAGAAGGAAAGTTTAACGAAGCTTTTGACAAACTCGAAGATATGAAAGACACACAAGATAATGTATCAGACAGATTTGAAGAAGGACAATCAAGTATCATGGGATATCCAACACAAAAGCCTTCTGACAAAAATGAATCTTCAAACGACAAAAACCAAGAAACCGAGGGAGAAGGCTCTAATAAAGACGAAAATAATAACGAAAATGAAGAGCCAAGTGATGGAGAAGGTAATGAAAATAAACCAAATCCAGAAAAGCCAAGCGGTAATGGAAACGGTAGCTCTGAGCAAGATAAAAATAGTGATAAAATATTTGTTCCAGGCTTGGGAGAGATAACCATAGAAGATTTGTACAATGCTGGAGTACTAAACGGTCAATACGACAAACAATTTCAAAGAGAACTTACAGATGAAGAGCGTGAAGCTATTGAAAATTACTTTTCTTCTATAAGAGATAATAATCGAAAATAAGAAGTATGATTATGAAATTTATTTATTATTTACTACATTCTGGGCAGTGGTAGCAATAGTATTTTTCATTTACTCTTTACTTTTAGTTGGCTGGGTTGCTTTATAGAACTACCACAATATGAAATAAAAAAGACCAAGTATAACAATGTTTGTTTTGAAGTTTAAGCTACAGAGCTTGATAATCTCACAAACAAAGATAAATGGTCTTGGTTATAATAAAAATGAGGAACTCTTAATTGAGTTCCTCTTTTGTTTATTATTCGCTTTTATTTACATTTACAGTATGCCTAAACAAGAAACCAAATAATAGGTAAATACCCCAGGCCTGCCAATAGCCGATACTATGAATGAATGGGACGGCCGCAACCAACGCACCATTCCAAAGTCCCATAACTGCCCAAACAATAAGACAATCAATACCAAATGCAAACGCAAAAACAATAATAAGTACGATAGCAACTACCCACCAACTTGTCGCGTCTTTAGTAAAACTCTTTGCAATTCTTCCGCTATTAAAAATCATAATTTTACTCCTCTATCTTTTCAAATGTGCAATCTTTTAAAGTAAGGTCAGTTCTCCAACCTACCATTTTACCGTGTCTTAATGTGTGATTAATTCCGTCATATTCCATAGCAGTTACTTCAATTGGCGTAAAAGCATATTTCATAACATCTGCCTTCATTTCATCGGTAACACCACTCAACCAACCAAGTGGGTACACTACACAATCTTCGTAAATTTCTCCACGAATAGTGCATTTCTTTCCAACAGATTTCTTCAACACGCCAATTTCCAAACTACCAGCCCATCCGTGGTAATGGCCTTTTGTGATTGGGACGATGGGCGCGCCCACCGCGTATTCTTTGTAATAATTTCCTTGAAGCTTTTCGCCTGTAATTTCGCTTTCCCAGAATTGCCAAGTTGTGATTTCTTTACCTGTATATTCTTTTGTAGCGGGAACTGTTCTTCCTGTAAAGAAGCAATCAATAGTCTGCTTCAATTCTTTCTTAATTTTTAGAGTTGTCTTACTTGGACGCTTACCAGGCTCGTACTTACCATCACCATGAGTGATTACAACTCCTTCGCCGCCGGCCGCGAGTATCTCCTGCATAAGGTTCCAAAGTTCTTGACCACATACATAGTGTGCAGTTGACACATATTGATTGCTTGTTTGATAACTATCAACAAAAGCAAATCTCTTTCTTGCACACATATCAAGCCAACTCTTTCCTGACCACGCGAGACAGTCAAAAATGTAGAAGTGAAGTTTTTCACCCTTAATTTGTCTTTCGTGTGCTTTTTCTTTTAGACAGCCCATAATTGTCGTAACATTACGAGAACCAGGTGCTGATGGGAAATAAACCTCACCAAGAAAACAAGTTCCGTTTGGAAGGCTGTCATAAAAATCTTGTAATTGTGGTATCCATTCGTGCTTATCTGCGAACTGACCATTTACTCCACGGCTTCTGCTAAACAACATAACATTACCGTCTTCGTCTTTTACTAATTTTGCAAAGTAACCATCTTTCTTTTCTGCACCTAAAAAATCTCCTGAATATATTTTCATCCTTGCATTTTCTTTCTTTTTCGCGTCAGTCCATGTAGAGGGCGGCGCGTAGTATTTCATCACTTCAAAATTTGCGAAATCTTTTCCTTCAATGTATCCCAACATCCTTGAGGAGCCTCCTTATCTGTATCAACATAATCTGTAAAATAAAGTGCTAATTCAGCGGTAAATCCACAACCTGCCATTGTAATATTTGGCATTTCGGGAAGTTCGTGACTATAATCATACCAAAAGTCTAAATCCCAACCATTTGTATTAGCTTCGTCAATTTCATAGCCTAATCTTCCAAGTACATCATCACATTTGGCTGGAGTGAGATTATCCAAGGTTAAATCAACTTTTCTATGATATTCTCTAATCAAATCAGTTAAACCACCGAGAACTCGCAAGGTTTCGCTATGACTTGCTTCGTATAAACCGTA